CTGTTTCCCCTCGCGCGTGGTGTACACGTCGAGGTTGTCGTTAATGTAGTAGGTTTTGCGCCTGCCGATGGCTTCCTTGATTTGATTATAGGTTGCGGTGGTCATTTTCTTTGTCCTTCCGGTTGGCCGTTATGGGGGGGTTGTGCGGTTGCCCCTGCCGCTGTGGTTGTCACCAAGTCCGGGCGAACTGCTCGATTTGCTCGGCCGTGAACGTCTTGGCGGGGTCACGGTAGGCTTCGTCGGCGGTGGTGAAGGCGTAGGACGTGTAATAGGCGTGGCCTTCATCGTCTACTGCTTGGTCGCGGTCGATGCTCTCCCAGCTGCCACCTTCCTCTTTGGCTTCGAGCGTGTAATCTTCGCTTGCCCAGTAGTGGTAGAGGTCGGCGTAGGTGCTGGTCTTCGTGAAGTCGATGCTGGTCATTTTGGTTTCCTTTCCGTTGTTTGTTTGGTTGATAACTACGATATTACTACTGATTGTGACGTGACACGCCGAAAACCGGAAATTCACCGAATTTTTTCTCACGCCGTATCAGGCTTCGACCAGAGAGTACCGGTCTCCGGCTTCTTCATCGAAAGCACCAAGCTTAAAACCGTAGTCGGCAAGCTTCCTGTTTGCTGCGGCTTCCCACTCGGTTTCGTATGAACCGTATATGCCATCGATCCATTCGGCGGTGTAGTCAAGGTAATCGTCTTCCAAGTCGATGTGCCATCGGCTGTCGCAGCCGAGCCACATGCCCTTGCCGGTGTTCGCGTCGGCAATAAGGAGCGTGTCGAATGCGTCGCTCCCATATATGGCGATTGGCTTGACGGTTACGATCGTGCCGGTGTTGATATCGATTGCGGTGGTCATTTTGGTTTTCCTTTCGCTTGAGGTGGGGCACCCTTGGCGGGTGCCCCGTGGGTGTTGGTCAGAAGTTCTTGAGAGCGTAGTAGAGGGCTGCCACGTCGCCGTCGCTCATGTCGCGTTCCCCGCCTTCGTTGAGGACTTCCTCAACGTCGTTGTCATCGTAGTAGCATTCCGACCACATGAGGAGGGTTGGCTCGTCTTCGTCGTAGGCGGCGTAGAAGATTCGCCCGTCCTCGAACTCGATTCGGAGGGTGTCGCCAGCGTAGATTCCATCCACGATTCTCGTGCTTCGGATATCGTTGGTGGTGTTGTGGAGGGTGCTGCCGATGGTCTGGATGCTGGGGGTGGTGGTCATTTCTTTTCCTTTCCTTGGCTGATTGATAACTATGATATTACTCTTAGTTGTGGTGTGACACGCCGAGAATACAAAAAAAGCGGCACGCCTAGAACATGCCGCCAAATTAGTGAGCATCCTTAGTATCTGACTGCTTCGATGCGGGTGATAAAGAAGTGGATGCCCGGAGCACATTCGTTCCACCGGTTTGTGTCGAAGTTTTCGACGCTGACGGTTTCGCCTTTTTTGTAGGTGAAGTCTGTGTCGTGGCCGCTGTATGCCGTGGTGTCTGGTGGAAGGCTGTGGCCTTGCTTGTCTTGCAGGTCGAGCACTCGCGCTTTGCTGGCGCGGCATTTGCGCCCAGTGGCGTTGGAGCGTTGCGCGTCGGACGGGATGAGGAGCTTTACGATGACTGGCTTTGATGGCATCGAGCTGTCTACGTATGCTTTTTTCCAGCCGATGATGTCGCCTTCGTCTGGGAGGATGCGGGTTTGGGCGACGGCGAGTTCCGATAGTTTTGCACCGCGTAGGTCTGCATGGCGCAGGTCTGCACGGCTCAGGTCTGCATAGCTCAGATCCGCACCGCTCAGATCTGCACCGCGTAGGTCTGCACGGCTCAGATCCGCACCGCTCAGATCTGCACCGCGTAGGTCTACATAGCTCAGATCCGCACCGCTCAGATCTGCACGGCTCAGATCCGCACCGCTCAGATCCGCATAGCTCAGATCTGCACGGCTCAGATCTGCATAGCGCAGGCATGCATCGCGCAGGCAGTCGAATCCGTGTGCTTTGAGGATTTTTTCGACGTTGTCGCCTTCAAGAGTGCCGGTTGGCGTGGTGATTCTCATTGTGGTTCCTTTCCGTTGTTTGGTTTGGTTGATAACTATGATATTACTACTGATTGTGACGTGACGCGCCGAGGATACGAAAAAAAGCGGCACGCCTAGACATGCCGCCAAATACCACAGTCCACATGGCAGGTTTCGAACCTGCTTAAACGCCCGCCAAGCGGGCCGCTCATGCTATCCCCATGCACCACATGCGACCAGCCGGACAACGCCCGGCTTTATCACCACAAACCCAGAAAACCGGTTCTTCTTGGCTTGCAATACCGATTATACACGCTTGAGCCACCTGCGGCATGACGGCTCAAGATCAACGCTAATCAGCGAGCGCAGCCGCCCCGCTTCAGTCTTAAGCAGCCGAGCCTGAGCCAAGTCACGCTCCGTCACAAGCCCAGCAGGCCGCGGAGCTCGGCCACATCATCATGCGCCTTCACCCTGCGCCTGTCAGCCCCCTCTACGTGGAAGGGCAAGCACATCTCCAGCAGGCGACTATACACTCGCGCCTTACGCACATCCGAAGGGCTGGAAAGCTCCTGAGCAGTCAGATTCGTGGTCACGATAAGCGGCAACCCCGCACGATACCGCGAATCAACCACGTTCATGACCTGCTCCCACATGTACTCCGTATCCCTCTCAGCCGCCAGATCATCGATCACCAAGAGTTTGAAGCAATTCAGCCGGTCGATATACCGCTGCCGTCCCTCAAAGCTCTCAGACAGCTGATTAACGATCCTGCTGAAATTGGTCATCATGCACAGCACACCCCGATTAATCAGCTCATTGGCGATGCACGCCGCAGCAAAGCTCTTGCCGCAGCCGACAGTACCAAAGAGCAGCAAGCCCTTGCCCTTGGCCTTGAAAGCCTCGAAATTATCGACATAATTCCGAGCAACCATCATCGTCTTCTCGCTCATCCCATCATCAGCATCGAAAGTCCACTTGAGCATTTCAGCATCGGGGAAGCCCGTCCGCCTCATACCCCCCAATCGGTACTTGCGCTCCTCGGCACGGCGTTCTTCCTCACGCTTCAGATATGCCTCCCTCGCACACTTGCATTGGATCGGCAGCAGCCGTTCGCCACCACCAAGCCAATGCTCTTCCCTGTGCTGCTTGACTGTGTGGCATTTACCACAGTAGAGCAATCCATCTTCTCCCCTGTAGTCGCCTTCCTGCATTCCATTGATCGCACTCGCTGCTTTCACGATTCCCTCGATCCCACTCATGTCCATTTCACCCGCTCCTTTACAGTGAGAATATTTCGTTGGTCAGTTTTTCGTCTTCTGCTTTTTGCTCTGGTGTGAATCCCCAGATCTCCGCTTGTGTTTTGCCTTGCTGCGCTCGCTGAGGCTTGGCATTGAGATACCCCTCGAATTTCGTGCCGAACAGCGTCTCAGGACGCAGATATTGCTCCATCTTCGAGTTACCCAGCCACTCGGCGCATTTCTTATCGATTACCGTTTTGAAGTCTTCAACTGTGAATCCTTCAGCTATCCTAGCTTTGATGTGCTTACGAGTGCTAGATGTAGTAGCCCGGTACCTAGTGCCGGCTTTCTGATTCAGGTAATCGATAATCTCGGCATATATAGCTTTATCTGTATTAGTAGATGTTTTTCTATATGTATTACTTTGTAGCAGATTTTGCGATTCTGCCTCGCAGTTTTTGCTATCCTGCCTCGCACTTTTTTCTAGTCTGCCTCGCACGTTTGAGAGATTACTGCGCAGTGTCCGCTTCCTGCCGTCGAAGCTGGCAACGCTGACATATCCGCATTTAATCAGCTTGGTCACAGCGTCGGATACCTTGCGTTCGGAGCATTGGCAGAATTCCGCTAGATGCTGGTTAGACGCATAGCAGCCGTTGTCGCCTTGATCAAGGCTATCAATCTCGGTAAGGATCACTTTGTCAAGTGCGCTTAGCCTTTTGTCAAGCCACACTTCTCGTGGTATCCATACGCCTTTGAAGTCTCTTTTGGCTTCCATCAGAATCACCTCTGGGTAATAAAAATCCCGCTAACCCGGACTATCTGTGCCATAGTCCGAATTAACGGGGTTACCCCATGTTAAGCTATTGCCCTGTTAGATGGGCACAGTACTAACATGGCGTATATCTATAATATCACGTCTCCAAGATAACCACGCCGTATTTGTGGGCGAATATCTTAGATTTCAGACGGTAGATATCCGTGCGGTATCCCTTGCAGTCTTCCACGATTTCCTCGCCAGTCTTGGCATCGGTATAGGTAAAATCTGCAATGTACACTGTCGGCCTGTAATGTTTGCCGTCAACGTCGAAAGCCGGGATCAACTCGTACCGCACCTGCCGCTGCAAGCCCTTGATGGCTCCAGCACGCTCCAAGATCTTCAGCTCACCATACCGCTTGGCTTCGCGCTTGCTATCGAAGGTGATACCGTCCACGACGGTTTTCCTCGCATGGTACTTGCTAGGCATAAGCTCACCTCCCGGTGCTCCCGAATCCGCCAGCGCCACGCTCCGAATCGTCCAGATCTTCAACCACTTCAAGTGGTTCGTAAGCAACTGGGATAATGACAAGCTGGGTGATCTTATCCCCATCATGCACCGTGTAGGCGGAGCGCCCATGATTGTAGAGCTTGACGATAAGCTCACCGGTATAGCCTTCATCGATCAATCCAGTAGAAGTGATATTCTGCTTGACGTTCAAACCGCTCTTGCTCACGAAAAGCCCAGCATAACCGTGCGGCAATTGCACGTGTACGCCAGTCTTGATTACCCGCGAACCATAAGCCGGGATAACGTGTTCGCCAATGGCCCTGATGTCGATTCCCGCGTCAGTATCGTGGGCACGTCCCGGCATGTGAGCGCCTTTATCGAGTGTGATCTTCATCTGTATACCTCCTGTGTTACTGTGTTGAATTTGGCAGATGGCGGGAACGGCTTTGAGTATTCACCGTCCCCGCCATTAATGCCGCCCACTGTTAGAATGCGGGTTCACCCCACGGATCCCCAACAGCCCCATAGGTGTTTTGAGCCTGTGTGGTCTGAGCCTGATCCCCCTGATGCCTGCAAGCCCCGGCGTTGAGCGGCAGATTATCCACGACGAACTTCACACGACTGTGCTTCTGCCCGTCCTTCTCCCATGTGTCCACTACCGCGTGAGCCGTCAAGCCCACCGTATCGCCCTTGTGGCGATACTGCGCCAGAGTCTCCGCAGTCTTCCCCCATGCCTCGAAATCAAGCCATGAGGTATCGTCTTGCTTGTAGCCGTTGACAGCGAGCCTGAACCGAGCCACGCTCTTACCGCTCTGCGTCTGCTTCAGCTCCACGTCACTACCGAGCCGCCCGGTAAAAGTGCAAGTGTTAATGTCAGCCATCATCAGTTCCTTTCACCCTTCAGCGCCTGCATGGTCGCGCTGTAACCGTCCTTCAAAACATACTTGAGCAACGTCTCTTCCGTGCCCTGATCGATAATCAGTCGAGTACCGTCAAAGCTCAGCACAGCAGCCGCCTTGATCATGCCCTTCAACATTGCGTTGTCGGCCTTGGATTCCAGCAGTGCCGCATACTCTTTTTGCGGGATCGTGACATATTGTCCAAATTCAGTTTCCATTACTCATTTCCTCCGTTCGTTTGTTTTGCCTCGCGCTGCTTGTAGCAGTCGCCGCACACGGCAATTCCAGTCTTCGCCCTAGTCCATTTCGCCACGGCTTCCGGCGACATTTCACCGCCGCCACGCTTAGCCATCGGCTTGATAGGCTGGTGGCACAATTCGCAGGTGACGCTCTGAGACTGCTTGGATCGCGTTCTACGCTGATATTCATCCGTATCAGCGTCCCGCGTATCATCAATGCAAAACAGCCCATTCAAGGCGTATTTCCGTGCGTAGCTGGACGCTGTGCCGGTGATCTGCGAATCGTCCATGCCCTTCTTCGTCTCAGCTTCCCTTGCGAGTGCCGTGTTGCTCACGCTATCCGTGCCGTCAGTGACTGTGGCGGTAGCCTTCACGTAGATACGGTTGCCGACTAAGATAACGTCGTCGCTCAGTATCAGCGTCAACCC